TTGATGCACGGCGTGCGGGTGAGTTTGAGCAACCTCTTGGGCGAGCACGCCGATCTGCGGCTCGTCGGACCAGAGGTATTTGAAGGTGTAGACGTTGTGGCCGCGCCACTTGCCGGCGGGGCGGATGTTTCGTTTCAGACGCACGTCGGAGAACGGCAGCAAGCTCATGGCCGCCGATCCGAGGTTGAAGAGGCCGCCCATAGACGACTGATATTGCTGCATCTGCGCCTGGTACTGGGCGTTCAGCGCCTGCGACTGGAGCGCATAGGCGCCGGTGACATCAGTGGGCGCGACTGAGGTCTGCGCTCCGGTGTAGCCGCCGGGCATCTGCACCTGGCCGGACGACATCAGCGCGTTGAACTCGTTGATCGGCAGCTGCTGCGCGTAGGCATCGTTCTGGAATTGCTGCTGAGCGGCGCTGTTGTAGAGGTTCGCGTTGCTCAGCCCCTGGCCATAGGCTTGCTGCTGGGCTGTGTTGGCGAAACCAGCGGCGGCCTGGTTCTGCGAATTGGCCTGCCCTTGAGCGGCGTTGCCAAAGGCCGCCATCCCCTGGTTCTGGGCGTACTGCTGCGCGGCGGCCTGGTTGGCGAACTGGCCGGACGACAGACCCTGGCCGTACTGCTGCGCCTGGGCGGCGTTGTAGGCCGCCAGCGCCTGCTGGTTCTGGGTGTTCGCCTGGGACTGCGCGGCGTTGCCGAATTGCCCGGCCTGCAGGTTCTCGCCGAAGCCCGACAGCTGAGATTGGTTGTAGAAGTTGGCCGCGTTGGCGTTCTGGCTGTTCGCCTGGGCCTGGGCGGTATTGGCGAAGCCGGCCGACGACAGGTTCTGGCCGTACTGTTGCCCTTGCGCGGCATTTTGGAAGGCCGCGGCATTGGCGTTTTGCGTGTTCTGCTGGCCCTGCGCCGAGTTGGCGAACTGCGCCGCGGCGGCGTTCTGGGCGTTGCCTTGGGCCTGCGCCTGGTTGTTGAAGGCCGCGGCGTTCTGCGCCTGACTGTTTTGCTGAGCCTGCGCGGCATTGTAGAACTGGCCCTGCGCCTGCTGCTGGCCGAACAGGGTGTTCTGTTCCTGGTTGCCCGCCGCGATCGCCGAGAAGTTGGCCTGGTTGTAGGCGTCGTTCTTGGCGTTGTTGAACAGCTGCATGCTGTTCTGGTAGGCGGCGTCGTTCGGGTTCAGGCCCTGTGCGATCAGCTGGGCGTTCTGCTGCTCTGAAGCCTGTTGCCACTGCGGGTCGAGGCGCGATGCGGCCTGGCCGTAAGCGGCGTTGCCGGCGTTCTGGACGCTCTGATTGATGTCCTGGGAGCCGATCTGTTGTTGGACCGGGCCACCCGAGGCATAGCTGTTCTGGATCTGGCCGCCGTTGCCGTAACCCGTCTGGATATGGCCGCCGGGGTTGTAGCCCGTGGTGATGGGGCCGCCGCCGGCAACCTGGCCCTGGATCGATCCACCCTGGTCATAGCCGCTCTGAAGGCCGTTGGTCTGAACGCCATGCTGGATCTGGCCACCGGAGCCGAAGCCGTACTGGATTGGCGCGCCGCCGCTGACCTGGCCTTGAACGCCCTGTCCCGGGTTGAAGCCGTATTGGATTGGGCCACCGCTGCCGTAGCCGGATTGGATCTGGCCGCCGTTGACCCCTGTCGCCAATGTGGGCGACGACAGGTGCTGGTTCAGCGCGCTCTGGACGTTGCCGAGCTGATTGTTGGCGATGCCGAGCGCGGTGGACTGCGCCTGCGTGCCCTGGTCGAAGATCGCCTGTTCGGCGGGGCTCAGGGTGGTGGTCTGCGTCCACTGGTGCGTAGTCGGGTTTTGGACATTGACGACGGAGCCGGCAGGCCCGTAGGCGTTCCCGTTGTTAAGCTGGGACTGGTATTGTGCGGTTTCCTGGTTCGACTTCGTCTGCGCGGCCGAAACGACGTTCGGGTCCGGTGCTGGCGGAGGCGTTGGCGCCGATTTTCCCATCTCGTCCCTGTTGGGACTTCAAGGGAGTGACCCACCTGGATCGAAGCCATTCGCGCTGAAGAAGGCCGTAGATGACAGCGTCGTCGTCCCCGAACCCTCTCCGCGCTAAGCCTTCTCGCTTGAAGCCGAAAGTTTCCAGGAACTGGCGTGCGCTGGTCGCTCGACGCGGTGTGACGGCAGTTACCCGCTGACAGTTTAGCTGACTGTAGGGGTAGGTCATGATTTTCTGAATGATTGGACGCGTGAGCCACTTTGTGGTGTCCGCGGCGGCGCTGATATCAATCGACCGATACTGCGGTTGGTAGTTGTTGAAGACCACGCCGCCGACCAGATGACCGCGGCTGTCCATCACGCCGATGCCGACACTGGGTCCGAAAAAGCCGTGCATATGGGGGATGCGCTTGGCGACCCAGGCGGCGACTTCGGCATCGTGGCCGTAGATGACGCGCATCAGAGCTGCCCTCCCATCTCGTAAATCAGGTCGAAGCCCAGAAGCTGGCATGGCACGTCGAACGGCAAGTTGCTCTGAACAAGCAGGTTGTCACCGCTGTCGTCGATGGCGAGCAGGTTCCCGTCGGTGTCGCCCACGGCTAGGATGTCGGCGCTCTGGTCGCCGATCAGGTTGACCTGCATGCGCGCCGCGCCGACGTAGCCGACGCCGCTCGCACCCGTCCAATCGTAGCGGATCAGCTGCGACGTCGATCCGGGATCAACCACAGTCGGCACTGCGATCGGCGAGCTTTCCTGATAGTCGACGTCCACCTCAAGCGCCGGCTGCACCAGCGGCGAGGTGTTCATCAGCGGCCGGATCATCTTGAACTTCTTCTGCCGCGCGCCGTCCCCAAAATTGGTGAAGGCCGTCTTCAGGTCGCCCACGATGGCAATGCCGTTGTCGCTGGCGCCTTGGTCCCACTGATAGACGCCGGCCGTGCCGCCGAAGTAGACGCCGTCGTTCGCCAGTTCCCAGCAAAAGGCGTTGATGTTCAGGAACCTGCACCATGCGCCTGTCAGCACGTTCTGCACGAACTGCATTGAGGTCCCGAGCGAGGTAATCGGCACGTTGACGATGGCCAGCGAGCCGCCCGCGGCGTCTGTGTCGTTTGACGACGACGTTCCGGGATAGAGGATACCCTGCCAGCCGTAGTTGCCGCCGTAGGCTTTCACGGCTGCGCTGAAGGCGTTCATGATCTTGGCCGTGAGCGCGACTTCGTTCTGCTGCGAGCGATCCAGCTTCAGGGCGCTGGAGAGCGGCACGACGCCGTCAGAGGTCAGCAACGCCAGGTCGCCACCGTACTTCAGCAGCGCCTTGGGGCCGAGTGGCGGCCCGATGTCGAACACGCCAATCAGCGACCAGGTCGCGGCGTTCGTAGGGTCTATGCCCTCGTAGATCGCAACTTGGCCCTGGTCGGTGACGAAGACGGCGTAATCGTCGGCCGTGACACCCAGTTGCGCCGACCAGTTGCCGCCGCAGATCAGCCGGCCGCCCTTGGAGAAGATCGACGACAGGTCCAGCACGGTGCACGCGCCGCCCACTGCCCCGGCCGCGGGGATCCAGGCATAGAGCGACCCCTGCTGCAGGAAGAACAGCCGGCCCTTGTGGCTGAAGACGTTGAACAGGGTGTTCGGGTTGAGGACGGGCGTTCCAGTGGACGACATCACCGGCAGGGGAGCCCAGAGACCGCCATTGTAGCCGATCGGTGCATCGGCTCCGTTAGCGGCCACCAGCCATGCGCCGGCCGCATTGGCAAACGCGGTGTAGTTCCAGCGGTTGTTTGACAGCCCGCTCAGCAAGGGCGCGCCCAACGCGCCGCCAAGGGTGCTGACGTCGTAGAGGTTGCCGCCCGAGGCCGCGAACAGCTTGTCGCCGCTCACCGCGCCCCGATACGCCATCATGCTTTCCACCGGCCCCGGCGTGCCCGTCACCTGGGCGACAAAGCCGCGGCGCAGTTCCACGAAGCCGGGGCGAGGCACCCAGTTGTCAAGGATCACCGCGTTCTGGATCGGCATGGCGGCGATGGGGTTTTGCGCGTCCCAGCCGCCAATAGGCGCCGGGAGCGACCGCCCCACGGAGACTTGGCCTTTTCGCGGGTTTCGCCTGAGGGCGTGGCGCATGACCTAGGACCCAAAATTGCCGTCGGGGATGTTCACCCGGTTCGGGTCTATCGGCTGCGGCGCGATGGTGATCATCGTCGATGCGCCGTCACGCGCCGCGACCTGTTCTTGCTGGCGCCCGAACGTCTCCATCTCTTCGGCGTAGTCGAGCCCCTTGGCCCGCAGGAAACGCCAGATGGTGGAGAGCGTCAGCAACTCCTCGCTGAGGTAGGTTTCGTCCGTATCGGCCAGGAACCGCGTCTGGCCTGTGCCGGTGTTGCTCTTGGCCCAGTTCTCGGAGACGTACTCGAAATAAATCTCCTGCCCGGCCGGCGGCGTGGGCGCGATCAGGAACTGACCCGTCCGCTCGCGGAAGGCGAGATAGACCGTCGAATAGACCGGCTGAGCCTGGATCCACTGCCATTGGCGCGGCGTGATAGGCCCCGTCATCGGGCGCCGCGTCGAGCGGTTGAAGAAGGTGTTGGGGATAAACCGGTCAAGGTCGTCGGGGATCGCCGCGGCCTGGTTCGGCGTGGCCGTGGTGACGAAGCTGCCTTCCGCCACCAGCGCTTGCCACGGGTAGAAGCTGGCCAGGTCGCTGCCCGCCTGGTTCAGCAGGGCGAGCAACTGAATGACCTGTTTGTCCGTGCTGCCCACCACGGCCGTGGGGGTCGCCAGCGACAGGCGCTGCGTCACGTCCTGGATTATCGTCAACATACTCAAGGGACATGCCTCCAGACCAGTCGGCGACGAATGCGGCTAATCGTGATGGTGGAGACACCATGTTGGGACGCGATCGCGGGGCCTGATCGGCTATCAGCGCGAATGGCGCGCACGTCATACTCGGTCAACTTTGTGGCCGGATGACTTTCGCCGCGCCGCAGGCACTCTGGTTTTAACCTGGAAGGGTGACGGTCTCCGCGAGGTCGATTGGACGGCACGGGCGCTCGTTGGCGCCCCTTCGTTATCATGTCCTTGGTGTTTTGGGCTGGTGTGCCGAGGAACAGGTGATCAGGCCGCACGCACCTGGGATTGTCGCAGCGATGACAGACATACATCCCCTTGGGGATGGGGCCGTGCGTTAGTTGCCATGCAAACCGATGAGCGCCCTCAGAGCGCACGCCAGCGTCATCGCGAACCATAAAGACGCCGTATCCTGAGCGTGACATGCCAGCTGTCCACTGCCAGCATCCCTCGGCCCGAGAGACCTTCGGCCAAAAACGTGCCTCGTTTGGCGTGGACAGCATAGTCATGGATCAGTCCTCCGCGGCCTTGCCACGCGG